TTTTGGTATTTTTCCTCAATTTAGCGTTTTTCAGGATGTTTTAAATGCTTGTACCGAAGGGTATGATTGTCTTGTTCTTGATAATACTTCGAAAAGTAACAACATACAAGACTGTGTTTATTGGTATCGAGCAAAACCGGATAGAAAATTTAGAATAGGATCAAAGGAACTATGGAACTATTGCGATAAAAAGTACGATAAAAACAAAACAAAGGAAACGGCCGAAGAAGATCCTAAAAGGTTAAGAAAGAAAAATGCTGTAAGTGTTACAGTTAAAAAATTAAAGTAATAGATTACAATTTAAAGTAATAGATTATAATTTATATATACTCTTATATGGATAAGATAGATAAATTAAGATCTATACCGCAACACGAACAACGTTCTGATGCATGGTTCAAACAAAGAGAAGGAAAATTAACAAGTTCAGATGCCGGCACAGTACTTGGACTCAACCCTTATCAAAGACCACATGAAGTTCTTTTTAAGAAATGTGGACATGATCCAAAGCCTTTCGTAGGAAACGTCGCAACGCTACATGGACAGAAATATGAAGATGAAGCAATTGATAAGTATTGTAAACTTACTGGACAAGATAATTTTGATTTTGGTCTTCTTGCTCATGAAGACGTTCACAATAATAAAGATTATTATTGGCTTGGCGGATCGCCAGATGGTGTTTCTATATCTAAAGATAGAACAAGCAAGCCTATTTTACTTGAGGTAAAGTGTCCATATAAGAGATGTATTAAATTTGGTTATATACCGGCGTATTATTATCCACAAGTACAATTAAATATGTTTATATGTAATCTAGAAGATGCCGATTTTATCGAATATAAACCGCCAGATATCATGAATATAGTTAGAGTCAAAATTGATCACGAATGGTTAAATGAAAATCTCCCAATACTTGAAAAATTCTGGAAAGAAGTCGAGTATTATCGCCAGAATGACATTAAATGTCATCCAAAATATAAGCCTCCTAAACCACCTAAGAGAATTATTGATTTGCGCGACACTGATGATTCAGACTTAGACTCGGAATGTATTCCTTCGGATTTAATTATTAGAGATACATAATTTTACAGAAAATATTTCAATTTAAAAACTTAGTGTATAATAATTTAAATTCCGAATGGGAATAAGAGGATTGAATAATCTTATTAAAAAGTATGCCCCTGATGCTATTTCAGAAAAGGATATCAGCCTTTATAAAGGCTCTAAGGTAGCAATTGATTGTAGTATATTATTGTATAAATTTAAATACGCATCGCGAGCACCAAACTCACATATCATTGGCATAGCAAACAGGATAAAATATTACTTTATGAACGGAATTCTCCCTATATTTGTATTCGACGGCGTCCCCCCTGCGGCAAAAAAAAATGTACTCGTAAAACGTCAAGCTAATAAGGAAAGGATGTATACTCGTCTTGAACTTCTAAGAGAAAAAATTCCAGAAAACAATGAAGAAGAAAAACTTATAAAGGATGAAATAGAAAAAATTACCTCTCAGTTGATAGTAATAAAGAAAAAAGACATCGAAGAATGTAAAGAATTTCTGGAATTGTCTGGAATACCTTATTGTACTGCCCCAGAAGATGCCGAAAAATACTGTGCATTTTTGCAAAAAAACGGACTGGTTGATTATACAATAACAGACGACACTGATGCCACTACATTCGGCTGTAAAAAGATTCTAAAAACGGGTATATCGAGATATATCACGGAGATAGACACGGATATAATCCTTTTTAAATTTGATATGGATATGAATTCATTTATCGATTTTTGTATACTTTCAGGTTGTGATTATACCGAACCGATTCCTCAGATAGGACCCGTTACATCTTTTAATCTCATCCGAAAGCACAAACGTATTGAAGAAGTCCTTGATGTAATAAATAAAAAGAGTGATAATTTTGATTACGCAGTTTGCCGAAAGATATTTACAGAATTTGACTACGCCGTTCCCGAAGAATTTACTAAAAAAAAGGCAGATAAAGAAAAAATTAATTTATTTTTAAATGATAAAGAAATAAAAGAAAATATAATTTCTAAATTTATTAAAATTGTAATTTAAAAAATTTTTTTTTCTTTACTATATATTAAATATTAAAAATGGGAATGCTTGAACTTTTTTTCGGTAAGAGGAAGAAGTGCAAAGGACGCAAGGTCCGCAAGGGTCGCAAGGTCAACAAGCTTTCGTCGAAGGCGCGGGTCATGATAGGTGGCAAGAAGCGTAAGGTATACAAGGGTTGCAACGGCGGCCTTTACTACAAGCGCACCAAGAACGGCAAGACTTACCGTGTCTACATCTCGCCCAAGCTTCTACGCAAGAAGTCGTCGACTCGCATGGGCCGTCGTAGCCGTTTCGGTCGCCGCGGTGTCAAGAAGGGATCGCGTCTTAAGATGACCAAGTCTGCCAAGCGTGCCCGCGCGTACGCCCGCAAGCGCCGTCGCTGCCTCAAGAAGGGTATGCGCCTCAAGAAGGGCCGCTGCCGCCGCTAGACATTGAACGTCTTATAAAATAAATTAAAAAGAATATTTGAAGTAATACATTCACACACAATTTGAATGTGTCAATGTATTATTTCCTTTTTTTACCAATTCAAAACAATTATTTACTTGTACAATTCTTCAAATTGAATACCCTCGTGTTTATTAAATAAAATCTTTTCTATTATCCTGACACTTGTAGGATAAATTTTATCAGTGTTTACATTTTTAATTACGATACTTCCCTCGGGAAATTCAATATTAATTTCGATGATACAATCATTATTATAGTTTTCAAGATTTTTAATCTGTTTGATGTATTCATTTCCCTTAGAATTATCACCATGAATCCTTGCGAATGTAATAAGTTTCTTGAAATTAGAGGACATTAAAATTATGTCATCATTTTCTTCGTTAACCTGTAGACATAATGTAATTTTTTCCGCGGGTTTCCATTTGAAAAATGAAAAGTTAATACCAGTTAAAATGGGAAGTCGCGTTGGTAGCATAAAAAGTTCTTCATTATCCGCAATTTCTTTAAAATTATGGACGTCTTCGGAAAACGATAACATCTTTAAAAAAAAGTGCGTACTATTCGAATTATTTAGCATGATTTCTACCTCTGATATACGTTCTTCAAAAGACTGATAATTGATTTTATTTCCAGAAATCAAAAACGCGTCGTAAACGGTGATACATGTATCTGTATAAGAAATTTCAAAAATACTACCATTGTAGTATTCGTCGAGTGTTTCAAATTTTACCTGATACACGCTTAGATCTTTGAATACAATCACAGACATGTTATTTCCGGAAGCATCTTTGAATAGAAAAAGTACAGCTCTTTTTGTATTAACTGTATCTTTTTTATAAAAGATATATTTATAATTAAAAAGTTTAAAAAGATGTTTTCTTTCTATATTTATAGCATTTTGAAGAGGAAAGTACATATCATGCTTTCCAGTCCAATTATTGTTTAAAAGAAAAATAATTTGTTTCTTAAAGTCTTCGTTTATTATCTCAGTCGTCATAATTAGATTTATAGCATATGTCTTTAAATTTATTTAAAGATTGATTAGATTAATATATTACGTTGTATTATGTCTTTCAATGGTAAAGAGATAACTCTAATTAATTTTTTAATTACTTTTTATAGAAACAAAATAGAATTATTTAGCGATATAATAAATCAAAAAACTCCTCTTTCTTTAAGATTGTTGGACTGGTTAGTAACAAATTATGCAAAGAAGTATAACATAATTTATCCATTACAATCTAATAATGAAACGGTTTATTTTAATATATACATCGACTATAAAAACCAATTGAAGGCTTATTCAAAAAAATTTTTTGACCCATTCTGTAGACAAAAAAGACTTGTTATAGATCCTCATACATTTAAATGGAGAACTTACATTTCCGACGAAGATCTATCCAAAAAAGACATCGTAACTACAGTAGGACAATTAAATTTTTTTAGGTGGTTTATAGAGAATAAAGTAATTGATTACGCGTTATATAACGTAGAGCTTATAGATGCGGATATGATGACAACTATAAATTCTAAGAAAAAGGGGAAACGTTGTGTATTGTCTCCGAATGCCATGAAAGGAATATATACAAATAAGTGTGATATTACAATTAAGTTTAAACCTTAAAATAATATAAAAATAATTTGTATACATTATTACATCACTGTAATGGAGAAAAATCCTCTCAGAGTCTGGCTATTTTCTACGGGCAAGATTGTAAAAGATGCAACAAGTCGGGATGTAACTCATTATATGCTCGACGGTGGGAAACTCGACCTAACGGATGATTACGAAATGTTTCAAGAGATGTACGTTAAACACATCAAATATAAAAACTGTATAGTTGAGAAAAAAACCGCTATATTTAAATTTTTTATAGATTTTGATATTCTTTCTAGTGCTATTATCGACATCAATGATTATGCTATATGTGTTCAAAATGTCATGGAGAGTATATACAAAGATACTAATTTGAAATGTATTGTAACAAAGGCCGACAATTCAAAAGAAGTTAGAAAAGATAATATTACTTTCATTAAACAAGGATATCACTTTAATTGGCCTGATATTTCAGTGGACAAAAATATAGCTCTTAGAATAAGAGAGAATGTACTAATTTCAATTAAAACTATTTTCGGTAAACCAGAAACTTTCTATGATTCTTGGGATAAAATAATAGATAAATGCGTATACGACAAGAATGGTCTTAGACTCGTAGGTTCTGATAAGTGTATATATTCAGATGGGAATTATACATATGAAAATCGCGTTTACGAATATAATATGTGTTACATTGGGAATAAGCCATCGGATATTCACGATGAAATATACAAAACCAATACATTAAAAGTAATTCAAGATACTAGTATCAGATCAAATGAAACAGATCTTACAACATTTTATAATCTACCAGAGTATGAAGAAACAGAAGAAGATTTTGATTCAAACAATTCTGGTAACTTTAGTTTACTTTCAAATGAAAATTCTCATAAGAATAGTATTTTAAAATTTTTCAAGAATCATGTCGAAGGATACCGCATAGAAGATATTCGTGGAATTTTGAAATCGAATATGTACGACACATTGTATCTTATTAATACAAAATCAAAGTATTGTCAGAATAAATGTGGGTATCATACAAATAATCACATTTATTTCAAATTAACACCTGCTGGAATTTGTCAGATGTGTATGTCGGAAAACGACGGAGAACCTGACACGCACGGTACAGTTATTAATTGTAAAAAATTTGAAAGTAAGCGCATTCCAGTAACACAAGACCTTAAAACTTCATTAAAATGGGGTATCAAACAAGATGAAAATATTTCAGATAAAAGTGTAAATATAGTGTCTTTGATGATGGACAAAATAAGTGATAATTTATCCAATAAAAAAGACCTAGTCGGTCCGGGAAAAAGTACTACATCGAGAAAAAAGAAGTAAACATTACAATAATAAGGCTTAAAATAACGCCAATTACTGCTTTCCCTAGAAACCCCGGTAAACCATCTGCAAATAGTAAGGGTACACTGTTAGATAAAAATGCATACATTTGTTCCGAGTTTAAAACTAGATAAACAAGCGTTATAAATATCGCCATTTTGATATTTTTATCGGTGTATAATCTTTGATATACTGATAATTTAACGTCCTGAGGAATTTCAGCAGGAACTGGTTCGTCTGCCGTTTTAGCGTGTTCTACGTTTATGGTATCTGCTGAGATTACATTCTGTGTCTGTGTATGTGTCTGTGTCTGAGGCATTAAATCTTTTACGGAGCACTCAAAATTTGCCATTTAGTTAATTGTATTATTTTAAAATGTAAATGAAAACGAAATTTATGTTTTAATTTAAATAATTAAAATATATTTTATATAATAATAAATAATGGGCATTAGTAATGTCGCAGTTAATACTTTTGACTCTTCTGGTTCACAATCTTTATGTAGAACCAATGAGTACAGCGGTGATGAGGAAGTAAAATCTTCGTTTATTCCCAAGTGTCAAAAAATGTACATTTCCGGTTCCGGTGAAATGATGATCCCAGGTTCTTTAAGAACTTTTCCTACAACAAAATCAGTGGATACTTTCAAAATCAATTCTGATACCGATGCTATCTCTGATATAACACTTAACATTGAGTTCAAACTTAAAAGACAAACTTTAAATACTGGAAATGGGAGGATAATAGGCGGCAGCAATAATGGTAGCGGATACCAAAACGGTGAAACGGTGAAATTTATTCAGGGAGGCATAGACTTGGGTGGAGAAGGCACAGTGTCAACGTTTAACGCCGACCCGACGAACGCGGTTTTATATGTTACTACTACTAAAATCGGTAGTGGTTATCTGCCTTACGCGACGGTGCAGTTGCGGTCGCAGCGTGACGACTTCAGCGGCACTGAAGCATCGGCTACGTACGATTTTGTGCAAGGGGTAACAACCTGGAATGCTAATGTATCCAAGGATATTATACTAGGACTAATAGATAAAGTTGAAATTAAATTGGGTAGTTTAACAGCGCAAACATTAACAGCCGACGACATTTACATTAGAAATTTAACTGAACTTGGCCAACCCTTTACATTCAGTGCTCCTTTTGAAACGTCTCCAGACATTTTCGCCGTCTCATCAGATTTCTCCCAGCGGCCGACTGCTGAAAACAATGTGTGGAAACATTACGATACAAGCGACGACGCGGTCTTAGTTATTCAAGCGGCCTGTTCTATTCCTTTTATTGGAAGAAGTAATGATATGTCACGTTCTTTATTACAAGCTGGAGCATTGACTAATGCGGTTAATGTAAAGGTTTATTATAATAATATTTACACCTCGAACAAGATCCAAGGCGACTCGCACTATCAAATTCTGGCTGCGGGAGACGGGGGTCCGTTTGTTTTTGGAACCACCCCGCCCATTCCCGTCAAGGATGATTTTTTGGACCTGTCTTATTTTAAAAGCTTCATTACAGTAAAAACACATAAAATTTCGGAAACTGAGAAGAATTTTATATCGAAAAATATAATTCACAGGGTCGTAAACACATCGACTAATGTTACAAAAGATATCCCCAAAAACACAACATTAACTGCCCCTGATGAATCTGGTGTTACTGATGTAGAAGTAGATTTAGAAAATGTCTCTCTTAACGTAAGTCATTTACTAATTGGTATAAGACTGCCTCATGTACATAATGAAAAACTTAAGGTGAAAGCCGCCGGATATCCACACTCACGAGATCTCACCACAATTACGAAAGACAATCAAATGTCTACACCATTCTCTGTTATCGACAGTCAAACATACAATCGCCCGACCCAAAATTGGACAGCCCCCGATAATCTTTTTGGTTACATGCCAAATGCCATAGAATCTATGGAACTTGTAATAGGGAGCGACAGAACTGGATTTATCAAGGGTGCATCTGCTAAGATTGGTGGGTGCGAAAATTTCACTCTATTAAATAGCGATAAAAACTCGGCACATTATATTGTCACTTTAGCAGAAAAAGCGTTCGATACATCTGGAGTTCCTTTCTCGAAGTGTAATAGTAAAAAATTACTAATCAAACTTAATAACTATATATTTAAAACGGTCGGTGTCACGCCTAATCCATTATCCGATGCGACTTACACTCAGAATGCCATAATCACGGTTACAGCATGTGGTACAAAGGTACAGTCCGTAGTTGGCGGTTCCATGTCCTTTATGTAAATTCACTATATCAAAAATGTAAATGAAAACGAAATTTATGTTTTAATTTAAATAATTAAAATATATTTTATATAATAATAAATAATGGGCATTAGTAACGTCGCCGTTAAAACTTTTGACTCTTCTGGTTCACAATCTTTATGTAGAACAAATGAGTACAGCGGTGATGAGGAAGTAAAATCTTCGTTTATTTCCAAGTGTCAAAAAATGTACATTTCCGGTTCCGGTGAAACGGTTATCCCAGGTTCTTTAAGAACTTTTCCTACAACAAAATCTGTGGATACTTTCAACATCAATTCTGATACCGATGCTATCTCTGATATAACACTTAACATTGAGTTCAAACTTAAAAGACAAACTGCCGGCGCCGTGGCCTCTATTGCTGTTGATGGTTCCGGTAGTAGTTATGCCGAGGGCGAACCAGTGGCATTCACACAGGTCGGTGGCGGCACTGCGGGTACTGGTACAGTGACGACGAACGGGCTGGGGGCGGTTTTGTCGGTTAATGTTACTCATCCCGGTAGTGGTTATGCCGAGGGCTCGGCCGTAACTTTAACTGGCACCAACGACACGACCGCAACGGGCGTTTGCTCATTGATAACAGACTGGAATGCTAATGTATCCAAGGATATTATACTAGGACTAATCGATAAAGTCGAAATTAAATTGGGTAGTTTAACAGCGCAAACATTAACAGCCGACGACATTTACATTAGAAATTTAACTGAACTTGGCCAACCCTTTACATTCAGTGCTCCTTTTGAAAATGCTATTAAAGCCCCTGCGATCCTCGCCGTCCAGCGACCATTAGTTGAAAACAATGTATGGAAACACCACGGTACAGACACCACTGCGAACTTAGTTATTCAGGCGGCATGTTCTATTCCCTTTATTGGCAGAAGCAAAGATATGTCTCGTTCTTTGTTACAAGCCGGGGCATTAACAAACGCGGTTACCGCAAAGGTTTATTATAACAATATTTACACCTCGAACACTACACTGGGCGGCTCACACTATCAAATTCTTTCTGCGGGAGATGCGACAGGGTCGACGGCTTTAGGCACCTCAGGAGAATTTTTGGACCCGTCTTATTTTAAAAGCTTCATTACAGTAAAAACACATATAATTTCGGAAACTGAGAAGAATTTTATATCGAAAAATATAATTCACAAGGTCTTAAACACATCGACTAATGTTACAAAAGATATAACCAGAATCATCGACGTAACTACCTCTACTGAAGGTGTTACTGATGTAGAAGTAGATTTAGAAAATGTCTCTCTTAACGTAAGTCATTTACTAATTGGTATAAGACTGCCTCATGTACATAATGAAAAACTTAAGGTTAAGTACGTGGGCAGCACCTCCCCGCATAATACCGACCTCGTATCTGTTACGAAAGAAAATCAATTGTCTACACCATTCTCTGTTATCGACAGTCAAACATTCAATGCCCCCACCTCCGACCCCCCTGATAATCTTTTTGGTTACATGCCAAATGCCATAGAATCTATGGAACTTGTAATAGGGAGCGACAGAACTGGATTTATCAAGGGTGCATCTGCTAAGATTGGTGGGTGCGAAAATTTCACTCTATTAAATAGCGATAAAAACTCGGCACATTATATTGTCACTTTAGCAGAAAAAGCGTTCGATACATCTGGGGTTCCTTTCTCGAAGTGTAATAATAAGAAATTACTAATCAAACTCAATAAACATATATTTAAAAAGCTCGATGTCACGCCTAATCCATTATCCGATGTGGTTTACACTCAGAATGCTATTATCACAGTAACGGCATGTGGTACAAAGGTACAATCTGTAGTTGGCGGTTCCATGTCGTTTATGTAAATTCGCTATATCAAAAATTTAAAGAACTAATTTTAATTTTATTACGTATTAAATTTAAAATTATTTTCTTTTATATATTTAAATAAATACAATATGTCTGGAGCTGTAGCCGCTCATGCTGCTTATAACGGAAGTGGTACTCAGGGTCTCGCCGTTACTAACAAGATTCAGGATCAGGAAGGTGACGTAATGTCGGTCTTCTGGAACAAGAACGATACTACTCGTCAGCTACTTCACGGTGCCGCCTTCATTGATATTCCTACCAGTGGTAACGGTGGCACCTCCTCGTTTGGAGGCAACCAGATTTTCACTGTTAACAACGACATAGACGCTATTGGCGAATTGTTCTTGCAGATTTCTGCAGACACCGGCACCACCACCGATTTTACATTAGCAGGTTCGCTTGCTGCAATTATCAAACGTGTTGAGTTTCACGTAGGTACTCAGATTTGGCACACACTCGAGAAGGAGGACATCATGGCTTTAAATATGACTGAAATGCCCGAAGGTGTTTATGGCGCTTATCATCGGTCCATTTACGGTGGTTACGAAACTGTTACCGGTAAGAAGAACAAGAAAGCCTGGGGTGCTGATAATAAAGTCAACAAGTCCGCCGGTGGTGTATCAGGTGTAGTTCGCATTCCCACTATCTCGCGTCAGGTCGGACCAACCATGTCCAAGTTTACTAATGTTGTAGAAAACGCTTATTTGGTCGCCGCTGCCCCTCATCAAACCGTAAAGGTCAAGGTATACCTTGAGAATTTAGATTACGTCAAGAAGCATGTATTTTTGACTAGCGCCGGCACCGGCGGCATCGCCGACACCCCCAAATTAGAGCTCAAATTATTCGGAAAGCACATTATCATGTGCAACGAGGAGCGCGAGCAGATGAAGGCGATGCCCCAGGGTCTTCCAAAGCGTGTTAAGATGTCGCAAAATGTTACTCACACCCTTAACACCCACCCATCTGAATCATTTACTATCGATCTCGACCACTTTTCGCTATTGGCTTCGCATCTTATAATCACGGTATTTGGTTCTCACAAATACGCCAACACCGAGGCGGAGTCGGTGGGGGCGGGGACGAGCACGACCAACAATCACCGCGCCGTTACCCATTCGATGACTAATGCTTTAGACGAAGTAGAGTTAAAACTCAACTCGTCTTCTTTCTCTGGAACTATTAAGGGTTCTCTATTAACTGCTCCAGTCGCTGATATGTTAGGTCTATACTGCAACACGCAGCCTTATTTCGGTACACTCAGCGGCATCTCAAGCGACATCGCCCAAAAAGAGCATGTAACTGGTCTATACAGAACTTATGTATTCCCATTGGCTTCCCAGGCTTTCTCGGGTTCGTCTGTTCCTCTCAACCGTTTCGACAATATTCGTCTTACGATATTGTTACCCAGTGCGGAAACGCCCTCGAGTACCGATCACACTGTTTTTGGTGCTTCGACCCGTGTAACTGTAACCTGCGTCGGTGAGACTACCGCGCTTTACAAGGGTGGCGCTGCGTCGCTTGCGATGTACTAAACTGGTGTAAATTGATATGTGTAAATTCGCTATATCAAAAATTTAAAGAACTAATTTTAATTTTATTACGTATTAAATTTAAAATTATTTTCTTTTATATATTTAAATAAATACAATATGTCTGGAGCTGTAGCCGCTCATGCTGCTTATAACGGAAGTGGTACTCAGGGTCTCGCCGTTACTAACAAGATTCAGGATCAGGAAGGCGACGTAATGTCGGTCTTCTGGAACAAGAACGATACTACTCGCCAGCTACTTCACGGTTCGACTCTTCTAGAGGTTCCAGCCAGTGGCGGATCTGGTAATTCATCTAATTGGAATAGTACCCAGATTTTTGACATCAATAACGACATCGATTGCCTCGGTGATATGTATCTCGAAGTTGAGATTGATACCAACGCGGGTGGCAGCGCAAACACGG